CCATTCGATATATGTTTCTTTACTCTGATGTCAAATATATCACATATATCATCTGAAACTTTGATTCCATTCTTTTCAATAGATGTAAATGCTTTCACAACATCATTCATATAATCATCATTTTCACCTGTATATGCTCTAGCCATTCCTTTATAAATGTCACTACAATACTCATTATGTTTCGATAATGGTATGATTTCGTTAAGTTTTTTTACATTGTAATACTTATTTGACAAGAAATCTATTGCATTATTGGATATATGTTTCTCGAATGGTTTACCTGTTTCATTCCACCAAATGAAGTTTTCATCAACAACATCTTTAAATTCATAGAAATGATTTAATATTTTTTTATCAGGAGTCATAATGAGTTCTTCATCTAACCATTTGTAATCTTGAAGTATATCATCTGAATCAGGATGTTTTTGAATCACAAAGAACGGTTCTACTGAAGCTTCTGGTTGAACCCATAAGGCTGATAATCCATTGTTTTCGTGTAATGGATGTAAGAATGGTTCTTTAAATATTGGAATAACACAATACATCGTATTACAATATATAACATATTTTTATAAAAAACAAGCTTTTTTATTCTGAATAATTTCTATTTAACGTAATGTTGTGAGTAACCACTTACTCGACGCTGTCCCACCCTTTTAGGTGTTTGTTCAGCGAGAGTTTGACATTGTAAATGTGGATATTTAAAATTTTCTAAAATAGGCCTATCCCAAACAGCCATGGGATCATAACAATCGGTTGATGTTGTAGCTGGCATTACACCTTTTTCATTAGTGATGTAACAGTGTCCAGTTTCATGTACAACTAAATAATATTCTTTATTTGGTTCAAGAAGTATAGGAGCGGGTATGAAAAAATCATAAATTTGATTAGACAAGCTTGTGGTTAATTGATTATTTCTTACCTCTATAGCGGGATACTGCATACCATTTACCTTGAACAACCCGCCCCCACCATACTTTAATGGTTGAGTCATTATCAAATCATAGTTATCCCCCTGTGATCTATTTAGATACATATCCTCTCTAATGGTAGTGTATTGGTCTCCGTATGTGTCAGACCAAAAACCTTCATCAACCACTACTGATTTTGTGGTTGATTTAACTATTCCTCTTGAAACATGATATGCAGGATTATAAAATCCATATTGTTGTTTATCCCTTCCAACACCAAGCCTTGAAGAAAAACCATCTGCACTATTTATATCTGCTGTAATCCTAAATTTAAATACTTTTTTAATGTATTTTCTTGTACCTACATCATAACGATCAATCTCTGTCATAAAAGCAGATAACTCATCTAATGTTACTACTGGTTCACTAGCAGTATTATATTTAGAGTACTCAAATCCCTGATAACCTTTATAAGAATGTCCGGCCAATCTGAAATCACACACTTTAGGTAAAGGACCAGATTTTCTCGTTTTTATTGTCTTCATATTAAATCCTTTAAAATATGAATAAGGGTTGTGACTAATATAATTAGGGTCGTAAAAAGGACTTGAAGTTACAAGTTTATTATAATATACTTGTTTAATATCTGGCAGTGGTCTAAAAGCTGTTTCTAATGTTGTGAACCAACCATCTGAATTAACATTGTGAGTTACATTCATGGTTTGACAAAAAACATTTTTTTGATAAATTTCTGGTAAATAATCAACTCTAAAAGTATCACCCGGTTGAATTGTAGCAATACCATCTATGGTAACTGATATGTTGAAAGGTAATAAATTAGGACGTTTAACTATAGTTGTTTCTCCTTTTTGAATAAAAACCTGTTTGTCATATTCTTCTTCTGACATAACCATTCTATAACCTGCATCTTGTAATACTTTATTATTTGCTGCTCTAAACTTTTGTAATCTTGCTGCTTCTTTTTCCTCCTCAGTTTTTTCAATAGGATCTACAGTATCGTTAATTGCAGCTGAGCTTGCTATTGTTGTACTAACCTCACCCTCATGAGTATTAACTCCTTGATAAGTATTTATATCATAAACATCCGATGATAATAATTTTGACCAATCATCATAGAGAGTAAGTGGACTAATTGCTGATCCTGGAGATTTTGAAGCTGCCATTTCTTCAGCTCTATGTCCACCTCTTGATGGCCTATATTGTATTCCAAGTGATTCACCATCCAATGCACTTATCGCTACAGCATTATCAATGTCTTGGTCACCCATATGAATATTATTTTCCGAACCCATACCTTGAATTGCATACATAGTTCCAATATCATCACTTGGTAGTTTAAATTCTAAATTATACTCTTTTACAATAGAGCTGGGTGACATAATATTAAATGTAAACATATTTTTAAAATAACTGTTTTCACCCGTAATTGTTCCACCTTCTATTCCAAACTCATCTATACCATCTAGTGTTTGAAGTTTAATGTTATCAACTATTTTAATTTCCGAACCGATGAAATCACTAACTACTTTCCAATTAAAAATATTATCACAATTTTTATTAAGATCGTCAAGTATATATTTAATGACATCCTTTACATTACCTTTCGCAGTGGATACAGTTCTGAAAGCTTCTTCTATTAAAGTTGTTTTTATAAAGATTTCTCTAATAGGGATTCTAAATTTGTCTTTATCAACTTGAGCTGTTCCTCCATTGTCTTTTAACTTTTGATCATAATGACTGGAAGGATATTTTCCTTTTTGAAAATTATATGAACCACCAGGACTATTAGGACCAAGTGTAGTAAATAATTTTTCTTTCTTACCCCCTCCATTCCCCCAAGTTTCTGGATATAAATAATTTGGAATTGTAGAACCCTCTGGAGCTTCACCTAAATTTTTTTGTCTTTTAAGAAATGATGGGTGAAACATAGTAAAAGAGTTTGAGGAATCCATTCTTATATTTAATCTTTTTCCTTTATTAATTTCATCTCCATTTTCACCAAATCCAAAGTTTTCATTTATAATAATATCTTCAAAAAATCCCCAACTGACATACACATCTTCAGATTCTAGTGTTGTTATATAAACACCTGTTCGTATAGCGTTACCTTGAGGTGTAAAAGGCAGATAACCTTCGGCTGTTTTACCCGCGCGTAATTTTTTGATAGCTAATGATATTAGTTGTTGTCGATATTTCTTTTGATTTGTGTTACTAGTACTCAAATCAGGTGTTAACAAAAATAAGTCCAAATCAGTTATTGCTTCTAATTCTCTACCATCAGGTAAATTGAGACCTTCATATGTATCTTTGTCATTCAATGTTCGTGCAACTCCAAGAAACAACACGCCTTCTTTTAAAGTATTTTTTATTTCTAAATATTTAGTTTCACTAACGCCTGAAGTTAACAAAGCACTATTACTAGACATTAAAGTAACAGAACACTCCACACCCCCATCTTTTAAAATTTTTGCATTATAGTCAATCACCGTTCCTTGTATTACTTCTAATGAACCCTCATTTCTTGTAATCTCACCAATTCTTTGTGAAGATGTATTTGTTTCATCTGTTTCATCTTCACTACCAGGAACTTGATTTGTCCCATATAAAAATTCTTGTATGTCAACTCCTGTTTCTAACAACTTTTCAGGTTCGTATAATCTATCAATATCAGAAAATCCAAAATCAACAAATATTTGAGCTCCTGGTTTTAAAAAAAACCTATTATAAATTTTATCAAAATCTTCAAAATTATTAACAACAAAATTAACAGTTGTCTCTTTTGTTACTCCTAAAAATTCTTTTGTTGTAGATGATATGGATGTAATACCAGCTTGTGGTTTCATTAATGGATTGTTACTTAACAAATCAGGTAATGTATCTTTTGCAAAAGCGGCTTCTTCAGCATTTTTAGTAATAGTTTGTCTTAATGATTGATTTGGTTCAGAAATTCCATAAGCTTTTTGATAATTAAAATCACCAACAATATATGTTTGTATTGCATAATCCATTCTTTTTCTAGCATCAGGTTTATAAACAACATATTTTTCAACTTGATTACGTTTATTATATATTGGTTTTATTTTTGTAGGATTTGAACCATTAATATTTTGTTTTGTTCTTTGAAATTGTACAGCTAATGTTCGAGCATCTTGACCAATATTAGTTACAGGAAATTCTTTGAGAATTGAATCTTTTAAAGCTGGTCTAAACAATTTTATAGATGTCCACATACGAACAAATGGAGTTCTTGCATTTAAATTATAGGCACCTCTATCAAGTCCAGTATCTGCACTAATGGGTTCATATATTGTATCTTTACCCCTTTCCGATTGTCTAAACTTTATATTTTGTCTTTTATTAAGTTCATCCTTAACTTTACCTGAAATTGGTGAACCAAATAATCTTTCACTTATTTTCATTTTATAAACCTTCAGCGTCTTTAGTACTTATTGGTATTCTTAATGATGTTCCTGCTGGTATGTTGTTTGTAGTTAAATTATTAACCCTTGCTATGAACCACCATAATGTCGAATCACCATAAAACCTATTTGCTAAATTATCACATCTATCACCCTCTTGTGCGATAAAGTATAAATCACTATTTTTTTCTTCTACTTCTTTATAAATAGTTGTTTCATAATAATTTTTCTTATTTACTTTTTTTACTGATGTGTTTTTATATCTAGCCATTATTTATAATCCTCACCATTTGAACCAATATATCCATAAAATTGAGTTCCAAGTCTTGGAGCTTTATCGTGAATTACTTGGTATCCAATTGTAGCCAATATATGTCTTGGAACTCTTTTCCCTAATGTAGTTTCATAAGTTGATGATTGGTCGACTGAATATGAAACTGATTTTATATAACCCATTAATTCTTTTCGTGAACTACCATACAATTCACCAAATCTTAACTTGGTTAATGGTGGTTTCATTCTATTTCCATATTTATCATTACCATCATTTGTAGCTGAAAAGGGTATTGTTACATTTTCTGGTAATACATCAGATGAGTACATAGGATAACATAATGAAGTTAGTCTATTCATTTTTGTATATATTAAATCTAATTCTTCTTGTGTTTGTGCAACCAACTTTAAAGTCATTGAAATTTCTCTTTCGGCTCTTTCATAAACATAAACAGGTTCACTTCTTCCAATGTAATTATGTGGTGCATAAGATGGTGTTATGTTTTCTGTTAATCCTTCAATGTATGCTCTAAAGAATATGTATTTATCATCTCTCATATCTTTAAAATAAAACGGCATTCCATTTTCTTCGGCTTCCACATCTACATTTACGGCAAATAGTGAATCTGTTTGAATTGCACCAAATGCAGGAACATTTGGAAAAGGTTCAAAATCTAAAAGCTGAGTACCATCTCCTCTGACTATTTTAGCTAAAGTCATTTTATCACCACCATCTGATTTTTCTTTAATCGTGACAGGTGCGCCTGCACCTGCTTTAATAGCGTTTAATAATTTGTTTCCTAATTTTTTTAATGGATTACTTAAAGAACCAGCTGATGAACCTTCAGTAAATGTATCATTCATTTTATACTCAATAGTTCCACCAATAAAATTATCACTTCCATATTCGTCTGAACCAAACAATGAACTGAATCCAGGCTCTGTTTTATCAACATTACCAATTGGACCAAACCCAGCTCTTCCAGCAGTTTGTAATAATGTTGAAAGTGGGTTGTATCTACCTTTAAATCTTTGTTTTGATGATTTTAATTTTCCATCTTTTGATAAAAATACTGATTTACTACCCAAATTACCACCAAGAATGTTTTGTGCGGCTATAAATCCTATTCCTTTTGGTGACGATAAAAATTTACTAATTCTTGCAGTGTCGGTTAACATTCTATTTATTGGAATACCAGCAATTGGCCCTTGATTTAAAAGTCTTCCACCTCCCAAAGTACTGTCATTTGATGGAATATCACTTACAATGTATGGTTCACCTTGATTTGGAAAAAGTAATGATGTTCTTGAAAGACTAAAAATACTTGAATCCGTTGGATTATTTATACTATCTCTAATGTTTAATTTATCTCTATTCACATTAGGACCATAACTAATTCCATTTTTACCTTTATATTGAGCAACATCTCTTGGTGTATGATTTGAATTATATAAATTTTCCCAACTTAAATTTTCTTTAAATTGTCCACCCAATGATGTTATGGGTGTAAAAGGTAAATCATTGTTTCCAATTGCTGTTGAAAAGTCTGTTGGATTAGTAGCTGGATTGAAGGAATTATTTGTATTAAAATACAATGTACCCTCTTTTGGTGTAGTGGCTCTTGGGTCGAATGTTTGGTCTTTAAATAATTGTTGAGTAATTTCACCTACTTCTGGTTTAATAAATAAATTATCATTTTGAAAATCTTGACTGAATCTTATTGGATTATAAACTCTACCTCTTAATGCAGAATCCAATGGTGGATTATCTCTCCCACCTCGTTGAGTTAAATCAGAACTTAGTGGATTGGATGTAAAAGTCTGTGATACTGATGAATTTTCATTATAATTTAATCTTGTATTAAATTTATCAATTGGTTGATTATCTTGATAAAGGGATTTAAAATCTTCAATAACACTATTACCTCTAAAACCCCCACTCAACTGAACCTGAAATGTTGTGGGTGGTGAATCTATGGTATTGTTAAATATAGGTAATCCCAATCCATCATCAAATATTGTATTGAAGTCAAATTGAGATTGAAATGTTTCTCCAAATCTTTTAAATCCACTTGTGGCTACATTTAAACCATCATCATAAATACTATCAAGATTTTGTAAATTTGTTTGTTGAAAATCATTATCAAATTGTCTTGAAAAAGTGGTTAAATCAGATTTTTCAAACTTTGTACTCGTAGGACTGAATATACTTTTTAGTTTTAATAAACTCATTATCTACCACCCTCCAATATACCTTCACTAATTTTTCTAGGTTGAGCTCTCGCAATACTAATAAGTTCATCTAATTTCTCTACTACTTCATTAGTATTAGTTTCATTGGGTAAACCACCCTCAGGAAAAGAAGCAAAATCATTTACTTTTGTTGTACCAAATACAGTATCTCTTGGATTTGTTTGTAACATTTTTCCTGTTGGTGTGACGATTAAATGAGAACCACCACCCGAACGAAAGTCATTTACACCCATAACTGAATTAGTAGTACCCCCAAACAAATCATCCATTGTTCCAAACTTTTCTTCAAATGATGGTGCGCTATTCCACCAAGCAAAAAAGTCATATATTCCTACAAACATATCACCAATAAAAGAAGCGATGTTTAAAATTATTTGTACTATACTATTTAATCCACTTTTAATAGCTTCAATATTTTCTTTAGTAAAAAAGTTTTCTTTAATACTTATTAAAGCATTTTCCATAGGTTCACCTAACTCTAACAACACAGTAGCACCAATTTCTTTTAATGTATTTATAATATTTGTTAAAGCACTCATACCATCATCACCAGCTAAATCTGCAAATTCTTTTTGCTTAGCAACATTTTTACCCTGTAATGAAACAATTTTAGTTAATTGTTGAACATCCATATTAAGAGCTTTTGCTAAAGCACGTCTTTGAATTACATTCATTCTATTAAGTTTTTCTTCACTACCCACATTTTTAACTATTTCATCAAGTACTCCATCTAAGTCACCTGCTAAAGATAATTGTCTAGCTCTTGTTAATTCTAAATTTTTTCCGAGTAATGTTTCCGCTTCAAACTCTGCAGTTAATGATGATTGAAAATCTAAAAATCCTTCAGCTGCTGATGCTACACTACTTAAATTTGTTCCAAGTGCTCTAGCTTTAACTGCGGCTTTTGAAATACTGTCTAAATTAGAAGCACCAAATTTAGCTATTAGTTCCGCACTACCAGCTATATCTTGCATCACCGCTACTGGATTAACTCTATTTTGTGCAGCTAATTGATAAGTATTTTCTGTTAAATCTTCAGTTTGTTGAGCTGTTAAACCACCAATTGTCATCAATGTACCGAATAATTTAGTGGCCTCTGCAGTAGCCATTCCAGTAGCAACCGCAGTATCTAAAATTTGTTCAGTTATGTCAACAGCATTTTCTAAACCTATTCCAAACTCTGAAGACAATGTTCCCACAACTTCAGCAACATCATCTGCCCCTTTACCTAAAGATATTACTTCAACCGATGCGCTCTGTAATTCTGATTTAAAATCACTTGTTTGTGTGCCAATAACACCAAACTTTGCTCCAAATTTATCAGTTAAATCTGATGCAAATTTTAATGATTTAATGGCTAAAGCTATACCAGCCCCTATGATACCAACTGCTGCTCCGGCGGCTGCAAATTTAACACCCACTTTACTTACATGTTTCGCCATACCTTGAGCTTTTGAAGCCATACCACCCGTTAATTTATCAGCCTGACCCATTATTTGTTTGTTTAATTGACCAACTTTAAGTCTTTTAGCTTCTTGGTTTAATATTTTCTGAGTATTCTTTATTCCTTTTTTTTCTTGTTCCGTAAGCTGTTTAGCATCTTTCTTTTTAAATCCGAATAAGTTTTTAAGACGGCCGGCAACTACACTTTCATTGTTAGCCAAACCAAGACTTTCTCTTGTTAAGTCTTTTTGAGATGCTTTAATACCCTCTAAATCATAATTTTGTGCAATTAAATCTTCACCAATATTATTTAATTTTCCAGCTAAATCATTACTAATATTACCTTCTTTATTTTCTGCTTTGGTGATTTCTAATCTTTTTTGTACGACTTCATTGATTTTACGTTGAAAACCAAAAATATCTTTTCCAGAAACTGCTAGTTGTCTATTTTTTTTAATAGCGTCTTTAAGAGTTTTATCTATAGAGTTTTGAACTTCGTTTTGTTTAGATTGTTCCTCTGTAATTTTTTTATCTAACTGATATATTTTTTCTTTTAAAGCTTTTGCACTTTTCAACCTTTTATCTTGAAGGGCACCATATTGACCCTCAAGTTGTTGTCTTTTCTCTATTAAATCATTTATTTTTTGTTCGTCTCTAACAGCCATCTAATTATTCCATAAAATCTATATCAACACCTCTATCTTTTAGGGATTGTATTTCTTTGTTAATTTGATTTTTAATTTTTTCATGATCTCTATAAAAAGATGTAACTAATTTTTTAATAACAGGATTTTTTATTAGTATTTTTTCTTTATTAGAAAGTTTTGGTAATTTTACTTTGTTAAGTCCAATTAATTGTTTAAACGCATCAATGAGTTTATTTTCTAATAAAACATTATTGTGGTTCATATATGATTTTTTCTTTGACACAATACTCTCCTATTTAGATGTATCTATTCATATATAA